ATGGAATTACGAAGAGGCAGTAAAGGGATTTGCAGCTAAGAATGATATGGATCCTGCGGAACTTGAACAGTTACTTAGTAAAGCAATTGAGTCTGGACATTCTTCTGATCGTCCTGTTAGAGAACAGGAAGAAGTTCAGTATGTATCAGTAGCCGATGGAATTGTTGACAAGAAGACTGCAGATGATCTTGCAACCAAAGTCAAAGGGACCGTAGCTACGGATGATAACGATCCGAAGAAGTTTAAGGTCATTACGAGAAAAGACTTGGGAACGGTGTAACACATGTCGAAATTGATTCCTTTTCATACTGTTGATGCTTTTCGTGACAACGTTGATGTTGTTCTCGATATGTATGGGATCAATTGCACTTTGTTAATTCCAACTCCAGGATCCTTTTTGGAAGCAGAGAAGCTTGATGCTTACATGACCCCAGGAGATTTATCTTATGTGGCGTATACAGCCAAGGTTTTTATTGATGTTCAGCCCGATATTAAGAGACTTCGGAAGTTGGGGCTGTATACGGAAGGATCGTTACCTATTGTAGCTAAGTTTGGACGACGTGCTGTACCTATTGATGGTCCGATTGAAGATCCGGGAGAGCATTGTCATGATCATGGTCATGGACGATATTTTGTTCGATACGTTCCAGAATACGGGTGTTTGTTGGTGACTGAACGACACCATCCTCATCCACATCCTTACACGCTGGTTGATATTGTGCAAGGAAGTTGGTTCCGAATCACCGTTCAACATTTGTTAGGGCATTCGGATGTATCAGATCTTGAAGTGGTTGATATCATTCCACCAGAATTTCATGATGCTGTGATTTGGCAAGAATGTTTGATAGCACCGAGGAGAATGCAAGAATGAGAATTCGAAATGTGGGTTCAAAAGTTCTTGAGGTTCAATGCAAAGGAATGTTGCTCTTTCTTCCTCCGGGAAAAGAAGTAAACGAAGTAGAGTTGGATCCCGTTTATCCACGACCAGCTGATCTTGATGTTGTTCATGATCTTACAGAAGTAACAAGTAGCAGACCTTCTCTTCAGCAGTTGAATGGTTGATTATGGCACGCTCTTCATTCCTTTATTTGATTGATGTGGCTATGAGGTCCTTGGTTTACACCAAGTTTGGATCTTTTCTGAACATCAACACACAGTCTAGTATTGCTGCGGATAATATCAACAAGGGTGTATTGTTGATCCCGAAGGGAGTAGCGCAGCGAGAGGTTGCAGAAAAACGAGGAGAGGTTTATCTTGATTTCGTTAATTTGTGGCGGACGGGTGAAGAGTTTTCATGGTCACGAAACAAAACGTTTGTGGCCAGGACAGGAATGAGTCTTCAGAGTGTAGATCCAACACAAACTATCACTGCTCGGGCGGTGCCGGCTGATTTAGCATATTCGATATGGTTTTGGTCTCGAGATTTGGATAAGCTGGGACAGTGCATTGAAGAATATCTTTTTTGGACTCACCAGTTTCCAAAACTGAGTATAATGCTTAATGACCTGTATCCGCTAGAATTTGATTTGCATTTTGGAGCTTCTGTAGACGAATCACCCATTGATGAAAAGTACAAGATTGGTCCGTACTTTGTTCGACACGTTACAGTCAATGTTGACGCATTGATATTCAAAATCACATCAAAAGGCGATGTCTTCCGGAAGATCCTAGTCAATTGCTATGATTCACAGAACATTCTTAATACAGCAGTAGTTAACGTTGAAGATTCAAATTATGATGCAGATGTTGCTGATGCTGTTCGAATGTTTCAGGCAAAGTTGTTTGGGATTGATTTTGTGAACCTTTCGGCACAGTCGTTGGGAATTCGAAAGGATTTCACTGCTGATTTTACAAGTGGTCAAGTTTTCTTTCTTGAGAATTCTACGGGGAACAATGGCAGGTTCACCGTTGTAGGTTCTTCATATGTTAGCGGTGTAACAACTATTTTTGTCAATGAGCCGCTGCTGAGTTCGGTGGCGGATGGTAATTTGTATATCCCTTAGGGAAAGAAGGAGTAAGCAATGTCGCCAGTCTATAAGAGTGTGGGCGTATATCCCCTTGAAGTAGATGTATCAAATTATGTCAACCCGCTATCTACCTCTACCGCAGCACTTGTTGGGTATTCGGTTAAGGGTTCTGTGGACGACATTGTTCTCATCACTTCGCCCCAACAGTTCCTTGCTGAGTACGGTGAGCCAGATCCGGCCTCTGGGCATTATTTTCATTATGCTGCTTTGGCTTATCTGGATCGAGGCAATCAGCTCTATTGTCTTCGTGTAGCTAACGGAGCGTTGTATGGTGGGGCAAACATTATGGCGACCACTTCTGGTCGAACTAATGCGGGCTTTACGGTGGGTCAGTCTACATCAGATTGCACCATTCCATCTGGTTACACGACAGATCTACTGTTCCAGATTATGGGAGCGAATCCTGGTGCATGGAATAACAAGGTTGGTGTTGTCATTTCCAACATTCAGACTGGTTCGGCTGAGGAAGTGACTGATCAGTATACATTCAACATTGATGTTTATTGTCAGGATGAGGATGGGAATTGGTCGAAGGTTGAGTCTTTCACTGTATCTAGAAAGCAGAAGCTAGACGGTAATGGTCGTCAACTGTATTTGGAAACCGTGATTAACGGAGCCAGCAATTACATTTTGGTTGCTGACAACGTTGCTTTGGCCGATACTGTTCTTCCTAAGTCTCAAGCAACTCGATTAGTTTTCATTGAAGGTAACGATGGTGCTGCAATTTCTTCCTCAGAGGTTATCACTGGTTGGCAAGAATTTGCTGATCCAGAAAAGGTTGTGGTGCAAATTCTTATCAATGGCGGTGAGACTGAGGTAGCTGTTCAGACCGAAATGAAAACCATCGTGGATGATCGTCGGGACTGCATTGCTATTTTGGATGTGCCTATTGATTCATTGGATTCAGTGGAAGATGCAGTTGATTGGCGAACAAGTACACAGAATTTCAACGATAACTACACGGCACTGTATATCCCGTGGGTTTTGATTCAGGACAATTACAACGACAAGCAAGTTGGTGTTCCTTGTTCTGGATATGTTGCTGCTGCCTTTGCTTACAATGATTCGATTGGAAATGTTTGGGATGCGCCGGCTGGTGAAGAGCGGGGGATGTTGAACGTTCTTGATGTCTATCCTTCGAATATGGTTTTCAACAAGGGTGATCGTGATGCGCTTGCAGATGCGCAGATAAACCCCATTCAGAAGTTCCAGGGCCGGGGCATTATGATTTACGATCAGCTCACGCAGCAGCGGAAGTCCTCGGCGCTTTCTTTTATCAATTGTCGGCGAGAGCTGATGTCAATTGAGAGTGATTGCGTCAATCTTCTGCGAGCTTTTCTGTTGGGTGCCAATGGAAATACTGAGCTGACTCGATTTAGAGTAAAGACTACATTGGAGAGTTATTTCGATGATTTGTCGGCTCGGGGTGCATTCCAAACCGAGGGTGGAGATAAGGGTTACTCGGTTGTTTGTAGTACAGACAACAATTCCGGAGCAGTGATAGACCGGGGTGAGCTCAATGTTGACATTTTCGTGAAGCCCGTGAGAATTGTAAGAGTTATACAATTAAGGGCCATTATTACGACCACTTCGATTTCGTTCCAAGAATTGATTGCTAAAGGCGTAAGTTTCTAGCAAGGAGGGGGAATGAGAAAAAGAAAACATCCTTCTCCAGCAACAATAGAGAAGATGCGTCTGGCTCATCTTGGAAAACATCATACTCCAGAAGCTAGAGAGAAGATGCATCAGGCTCATCTTGGAGAAAAGAACCACTTTTTTGGAAAACAACATACTCCAGCAACAATAGAGAAGATTCGTCAGGCTCATCTTGGAGAAAATAATCCCAATTTTGGAAAACACCTTTCTCCAACAACCAAAGAGAAGATGCGTCGGGCTAGGCTTGGAACACATCATACTCCAGCAGCAATAGAGAAGATGCGTCAAGTACATTTAGGGACACATCATACTCCAGCAACAATAGAGAAGATGAGTGGAGAAAAGAGCCATACCTGGCAAGGTGGTATTTCTTTCGAACCATACCCAACGTCTTGGACAGAGAATCTGAAGGAATGTATCAGGCAGAGGGATCACTACACTTGTCAATTATGTGATGCTAAGCAGGAAGAGCTTAAGAGAAGACTATCTGTTCACCATATAGATTATGATAAGAAAAATCTAGATCCGGAAAACCTAATTTCTCTTTGTCTTTCCTGTCATTTGAAAACAAATTATAATCGAGAACGGTGGAAGATGGTTTTCCAATCAAAGAAGGAGTAATTCTATGGGTAACATGGGTATTGATTCTCTAAGGGCAAAATTGACCAATCCAGCAAGACTCTATTTGTGGGAAGTAGAGTTCCCGAATCCAGTTGGTGGTGGAGATCGAGATGCTCTGAAGGTTCGATGTCAATCTACGCAGAAGCCTGGCCGAAGTGTTGGTCGGATTCATCTGCCATACAAAGGTACGGCCGGAGTAAACTTCCCCGGTAAGGTTGCCTTTTCTCACGAATGGGCATGTACTTTCGTTGAAGGCACGGATATGCTTATCAGTCGTGCTCTTCATACTTGGCAGAATATGATGATGGATCCTCGGACGGGTCAAGGCAGTTTGGATGTATCTATTAAGGCCGATGCCTTTCTGCGTTTGAAGGATCAGGCAGATACTATTGTAGATACTACAAAGTTGGTTGGGTGTTTTCCGTTAGCCATTGATGATGTTCCTCTTTCTAATGAAGATGAGAATATCATTACGTACAATGTTACTTGGGCGTACGATTATTGGGTAACGATTTAACGGATAGGATACGAACGTGATCCAGCAAATGGGCGTTGATTTGTATGGTTTTGGTGCATCACTTATCACCAAGACCTGGATGCTTCAACGCGTTTACAACTGGCAAGTGATTATGACTGCAACAATCTCTGGACTTCCTGGTTACTGGATTTCTCAGTATTGCCAGGGAATTAAGTTCAGAGATTATGCATTCGATCAGGTTGTCAAGCTTCGTTATGGTTCGGAGCAACGCGGTTATCCTGGAGACCAGGCAATTGAACCTATCATCGTTACATTTCTTAGTCCAACAGATCAATCAGTATATAATTATTTCAAGTTTTGGAGGAAACAAGTTTTAAGTGAAGCTGGATATTACAAACCAAAGAAAGAATATGCTCACGATGTTTTTGCAATTTTGTATGATGGAAATCTTGAAACCAATCGTTTTCGGCTTCGAGGTTGTTGGCCGCTTGATTTGCCAGTTCAAGATCTTTCTTACGAAGCCGATGAGGTTGTTAGGTATTCTGTTACTTTGAATGTTGATAAGATTGAAGCTGGAAGTGAATTAGCAACAATCTTCAACATCACTCGAGTGGGTAAACAAGTTCTAAGTGTTTTTAAGTAGGAGATTTAACGATGACTGAAGACCGTTTTCTTCCTGTGAGCCTCCCCTCCGACGGTCGGATGTACACCACACCGGTTCAAGACATTCGAATTC